CATATAAAGCCGTTCCCAAAGCTGGCAAGATATACATATCCTGAGCCGTTTTTATTTCGGGCATTATTAATTTGTCATCAATATTAGAATGAACTGCCGTTCTTTCTTTAATTGCCGTTGCTCCTATAAATAATGTATTCTTCATATTATCCTTTCTTAATTACCGTTTGAGCAAACCAACGATGTCTGCAACTTGGAGAATGATTGCCATTAGGCTGAGTCCACCAACCGCCTCTCCTATCAAATACCGAATAGCCTAATCTTGCTGAAATAGATTCAATCTCTGCTCTTGAATACAACCTATCTAATTGCATTAATCTTGCGCAGAATTGACGGCTTGGATGGTCGGGAGAATTTCTTTCGTTACCTGGTATATCTGACCTCCATTCGTAAGAATACCTTACCATAAAGCTGGTAGTTGTTGGCTTTGGCGCATTCAATTCAGATAATGGCTTTGATAGTTTCCTTTCAACGATACCTCTTGAAACTGAAATACTTAATATTCCTCTTTTATCCAATCCATCTAAGACACGATTAACAATATCAATGTCCACTCCAATAGTTCCAGCAATAACCTCAGCAGTTACTCGCTTATCCTTTTGAATTAAGTCCAATACGTTAGCCTCTAATCCTGATAGCGCTTGCTCGGCAAATTCTAAATGCAAAGCCTCCTCTAATTCATTGGGAACTTGACTAAATACTTCTCTTGATTTAAAGATTGAATAGTCTGCCTTTGAAACACCAAATTCTTCAAATACATTTACAACCTCATCTTCGCTAAACTTAAAGCCACTTGGCGCAGTTGGGATATTCTCTCCACCTTGCTCAGGTATTAAACCAACCAAAGAACGAATTTCGTTTGCAGTCATTGACTCAAGTACCTTATTGGCAACCAATGGACTTAATGAATTAATGGCATCAATTACATCTTGAGAAGTTGAAGAAGTTTTAGCTTCCAATGCTGGCGCTCCTAACTTTTCACGAATCTCATCTTTAGTTAAATTTGCTGCAATGATTGCTTCTCCAAACTCTATGCCAATCGGCTCGACTGGTACGATTTGGAGTTCTGAATTAGCACCGTGTAATTTGGCAAGTAAACTGAATACTTGCTCAAGAAATATTTGCTTATCATTTACGTAAGTATTTTTAAAAATCTCATAAGAATCTCGCATTTGTTGGCGAGTTCCTAATTGACCTGGAGTTGAAATACCGAATAAATCAGGAGCAGTAATCTGATGACCAGCAAAGATATTCTGCTGAATCATTTTATCTACATTACCAAAATCTTCTTTAGTAATATCGCTCGCACCTAAATCTTCAATGACTGGCTTTCTTGAAGCATCATTAACAAATGAAAGTATAAACTTCTTGCCATCACTTCCCGTAAACCTATCAGTAAACTTGCGTTCAATTTGGCGCTTCTCATCATCCGATGGCTCGCCATTTGGCAATGTAATTAATTTAGATGCACTAAATCCCGTTTGAGCATTACCTAAAACGTGCTTAGATATTTCAATATCTGATTCAACGTAATTTAAAGCACCGAAATAACCTGGCAAAGCATAGGCATTCAAGTTAGGTCGATACTCCTTTAAATACATTATCTGAGTGCCTTGTCGTAACTGAGAATTAAATCCGTTGTAAACCTCTCTTTTGTACTTCCTATCTTCCCAATTCTCTGAATACCAAAACTGAGTATTGTCAGCATTTGTACGAATCTTAGTATAATCAACGTGATAAACCTCAGCAAGATTCTCCCCCGTTACACTCCATATAATTTGCAAGTAAGCGCCTCCGAATAACTCAATATCAATGGATGCCTTTCTTAAAACTTCGGTCAACGACTCAACGCGGTTGGCTTGTGCGATGAATTGTTCACCAATAGGGTCTACACCCTCTTTGATTTTGAAGCCATTCCCAGTTATGTAGTTGACCTTACCTTTAATTATCGCATTATGCTTGGCAGACTTATTAAATAAATCGACCAAGTAGTTAGGATAATCATTCTTTTTTCCGAACTCAATGTAACCTTCTCCTTCGCCTTTCTTCTCCCTATATTCAGGTTGTCTTGCCTCCGCAAAAGTTAAAACCATTAATTGATTGCTCATATATCTCTTACTTTGTAAGTGTTTGTTTGGTTGCTATAAGTTGTAAAACTAAATTGACTTGTGTCATTTAATGTCGCTTGTCCACTTTCGACCATTGAAGTCGCTTGCGATGGGATTAAATTAGAAGTAGATGTTTGCTCATAAATCTGATATGACCATTCGCCTGGTAACTTGCCCGTAAAATAGGAATTTACCGTTATATTAAAAGCATTAAATCTTTCTTGGTATGTAGATAAATCGGCACTATTTAAAATAACAAAAGCAACCGTTTCATTTGTATTTCGTGACTTAAAATAAAATAACCAATTAGGCGAAGTAAGAGTTGCCTTCTCGCTTAATGTTAATATTATTTTATTGACTTGTCCTTTGATTAAATGTATCATTAAATATAAATAGCATTCTCAAAATTTCTTATATAAAAAAAGGGGAAGCATCTGCTCCCCCCTTACCCGTCAACCAAACGACTATCTTAAGCGCCTGGAGTAGTCAAGGCAGTAAATACACCTGATGCTACCGTTGGTGCTAATTCTTTCTCTTGTGCTGAGAAAGTCAAAGTATAACCTGAGCGGTCTCCTTGAGCAGTACCCGTTGCTCCGTTACCTCCAGTGATGTTAATTCCGTTTACACGACCTAACAACCAAGTATTATCGTTATTGTCCTTTACAACTGCTATCAATGAATTTTTAGCAAGTAATAAAATCTCGTTACGAGTTGCAACTTGTAATTTATTTAAAATGATTGATAATTCTTGAGCGTAAAACACCGTTCCATTTTGAACATTGGCATTGATATTTTCAGTCAAAGAAGCAGTACCAGGTACTAATTCATATTTCCAAAATCTTTTGCCAGCTACTTTAGTTAATGCAGAAACCGAACCCGAAGCCTCAGTAATTGCACTAATATTTCCCTTTTCAATAAAGTAAACTTCTGTTATCCCACCTAAAGAATCACGGCAATCCAAAGAATATCCTTGAGTTAATGCGCAAGCCATAATTGTTTTTCTTTAAAATGTTAAAATTAGGGGAGTCGCATCCAAGCGATACTCCCCGAACTTATTTGTAAGATTATTAAGCAGTTGGGATGAAGTCAACCATCTCATCAGGGAATGCAAACTGCACACCAAACTTAAATGCTGCCATGAACTTGATGTTCATTGCATAAGGGTCGTGTAACAATTCGAATTGCTCCTCCTCGTTTAATAAGTCAGTACCGATGAACAAGTTAGAAACACGACCAGCGTATATCTTAGAAGTTCCGTTCAATCCTTGCACTGCAATAACCTTGATAGTAGTTCCTGGCAAAGTTAATTCTCCAGTAGCTTGACCATCAAAAGTGTAAGCAAACAAGTTAGCATTTTTCAATGCGATTGTATAAGTACGGAATACATCGTTTCCAACAAAGATAGCAACGTCATCCTTATCAACAATTTGCGCTGGGATAGCCTTGTAAACTGCGTCTAAAACTGCAATAACAACACCACTTGTAATACCAGCAGAAGCAGCCAAAGGAGTTCCGTAGTATCCTGATGCGTTAGCGTGAACAACTGAAGCAGAAGCAGCAGCAACTAATTTCACGAAACCATCAAACTTATTCAAGTTACCATTTGCTGAAGCAGAATCTCCTTGCCAAATAGCAGTCTCTAATTGAGAAGCAATTTTAGCAGATTTTCTTGAAGTATAATCAGCAGCAAAAGCGATTGAATCGTAGTTACTTCCAGCTGATAATGCTTTTTGTAAATACTTAGACTCTAATCCTTTTGGACATAATGCCTCTTGTACTTTAATTTTACCAACCGTTACACTACGCTGAGTGAAAGTAGTTGTACCTGATGCGTTAAAACCGCAATCGCTATCATCTTGAAAGAAAGCATCAGTATCCATGATACCAATTTTCTCAGAAGATTTTACTCCAACTAATACGTTACCTTGAGACTTAATCAAAGTAGCAGTTTTAGAGCCAAGAACTGAAGACGTTACTAATAATGCTTCGTTTTCTTTGGCGTAATCCGTTAATGAACTTACAACAAATGCCATAATTTTTCTTTTTTAAAATTTTTAATTTAAAGTTTTTACTCTTTCCAAGAATCGCTCTATCTTGTCAGCCTTTGGCTCAACGATTCTAAAATTGTTTTTTGGATTTTGAATTGGGTCAGCAACTGGAGTCTTTGAAAATCCTTCCAATACGCTTAACATTTCACTAAATCCTTGATTAAACTTGCTCTCTAATTCTCCTAACTTGTTTTTCAAAGCCTCATTCTCGGCTTGCAAGTAAGAAATAGTTGAGTTCATTTCATCAAATTGAGAATCGGCTTCCATAGGAGCTTCTTCTGAAGTTGGTTCTTCGGCTTGAGGAGTTTCGATTCCTTCAACCTTTCCACCAACAACGGTCATCATAGTACCATCAGCAAGTTCATACTCTCCATCGGGAGCAGAAACTGAGTTACCTGAATCGTCAACAAGCATAGCATCTGCGCCAATCTCTAATGCTGATAAATCAATCTTACTACCATCTTTAAGGTCGTAAGTTTCAAATACCAATTGAGTCGCTGGCTCAGGTGCAATTTCTTCAGTTTGTTCAACGGCATTATCCGCTAACATAACTTTAATTTTTTCAATTGCTTCTGAAACGTTCATAAATTGTTTTTACTTATTTGATTATAAATACTGATTAATTAATACTTTATCATTTAGACTTGTTCTAAAATCGAACAAATCTCAGACCATAGAGATTCTTCTACGCTCATCGGTTGCTTTTTCTTCTTGTAATTAAATATGCCTTCAACACTAAATCCTTTAAACTCGCCTGATTTAATCTTATTCCAAACCGATTCGTTTTCAACTTTAAAACTTCCAAACCAAGAACCTTCAGGTGCATCTTCAAATCCTTTCATTGCCATCACTCCCCGTGATGAATCTACGATAAACGATTCGTACATAGTTACACCTTCAACTGCTAAAGCCTCATCATGCATCAAGTTTACGTTTGACTGATAACCTTTCTTAAAGAACTTTTGCGCTATCTTCTCAATCGTATCTTTAGTAAACGTAACATAATACTCACCATTTTGGTCGTTCCTATAAATAGGAGTGTCGGCTAACATCAAAGCGCCTGAAACGATTCTTCTATCTTCGGACTGAATAACAAATTTAGCCTTGTCTTCTTTAAACTTTAGGAAATCTCTTTCGATTGCTGGTCTATCTACCAAAGCAACGAAGTCAACTTCGACATCGTCATTTAAATCCTCGCTTATTTCTAATTGATAAATTGGTAATTTCATATTATTTGTTTTTAAATTCTTGCAGAGTTTTCAATTCTCCTTATTCTTTTTTGACTTCCCGTAATATCAGATTCAACAACATATGCCCTAGCGTTTACATTGCCTATCGCATTGATTGAACTTTGGTCTAATGAAGTAGGGGCATTAGGTGTAAAACTTGGAGGTACTGGCGCTGCCGATAGTCTTGCTCCGCCTCCGCCTCCACTCGTGTCGCTAACTCCAGGCATACTTGGTAATGGTGTATTAATAATTGAATTAACACTTAATAAACCTTGTGCAATTGTCGCTGCCGCTGCAATAAAACTAAATGGTGGAGGCAAAGTAGATAATGCTTGAGTTGCTCCCACATAAGTATTAATCGTAGCATCTGCAATTCCTAATGCTTTTCCAGCTACCGTACCCTCTCCTGCTAATTGCATTCCAGTGCGAAGGGCATTGCTTATAATTCCTAATTTTTGCTCTTGCGTTATTTGAGCAATTTTAACTTCGGCATCCGCACTTGCTTTAATCGACCTATCCATTGCACTCGTTACTAATGCTACGGTCTTTGGCTTATTATTTTGAATTAAATCGAATACCTCTTTTACATCTCTTAATTCTTTTACTTCAACTCTACCCGATTGTCTTTTAATATTATCAATTTCTTCGGCTGACTTTCTTGTTAAATCCGCCTTTAATTTTTCATTATCGACAAACAAAATTAAATCTGCTTCTAATTGTTGTTTTACTTTAACTATCTTTTTTTCTTCCTCAGATAAGCCAGCTTCAGCAAGTTCATTTAATCTTGTAATTCTTGATAACTCATTGGCTAACTCTTGGTCAATCTTTTCGTTTTGCTTTTTTAAATACTCGTCATCACCTTTCTTTTGTGTGGCTAAAACTGATTTTTTATAATTGCCTTCAATGACAATTAACTCATTTTTAGAATCGGCTAATTGCTTAGTTTCCTCAGTTGACAATCTTATACCATTACGTTTCTTAGCCTCAAGTACATTTATATCTTCTTGGGCTATTTGTTTACGTTTATTAGCTAATTCCTTTTCGGATGCTCCTTGTGATTCAAGAACTTTTAATTCTCTTTCATATTGCTCCTTTCTATTCTTTGAATTTTTAGCATATAACTCTAATCCTCTATCAACTTCCGAAGTAATGCCTACAAAATCAGTTACTTTTGTAACTATATCCCCAATTGTATTAGCTATAACTCCTAAACCTGGCACTAATTTTAATATTGCTTCCCTTACTTTATCAAAGTTTGCAATCAATAAACCTAATCCAATGGCTAATGCACCAATTCCCGAAGCAATAATTGCCCCTCTTAAAGTAGTAAATGCTTGTAAAACCTGAGTTTTAATTACTAATGCTAAGTTTTTAAACCCATCTATTGAGCCTAAGATAGTATTTAAGCCTTCAGAAAATGCTAATGCACCTTGTACCTTAAGTAGTTGCTTTTGAACGTTCTCAGATTCAACTCCGAATAAGGCTAATGCACCTTGCGCTCCAGCAAATGCGCCAGCAACTCCTTGAATAGATTGTCCAAATGCTTTAAATTTAGCATCGGGATTAAATGCATCAATGGTCGCTTTGGCATCACCAATTCGGTCTTTTAATTCGGCTGCCCTCTTGGCTGCGTTTGCTATTTCTTTAGCACTTGCGCCAGCAGTATTTTGTAACCTTGCTAATTCTTGTACCGATTCTCTTAATTGTGACCTTAAACTTCGTGTGTCAGCAACTAAATCAATACCTACTTTTGCATTTTCAGCCATTTCTTAACTTGGATAAAATAATTCTATAACTCTAAGCAATTCGCATTTGGTTGTTTGGGGAATGCTTGGGTTAAAATCAACTACTTTGTTTAACCTCCATAATGCGCCATCAATATAAATAAGTTGAGCAAAGTCAAGCGAATGAATATCCTGAACGGTCAAATATAAATAGCAACTTAATAGCTTACTATCTTTGTTTATTATTTCAGCCAAATATTCATCCCACCAAGCATTAAATAAATTAGCCGATGGATAAGGATTATCTAACTTAAAATAAACTTCTTTAGGTGCGCCATAATTTAAATCAGAAGTCGGAAGTATAGGGTCATCTAAATGACCAGCATAACCATAAGATTCGACATCATTTTTTAAGTTACCACCTGGAGCAGTTCCCGTTCCATTATAGTAATCTTTGATTTTATATTTATTAGTGCTTGGATAAGGCAATTCAATATTTTTGAAAAACATTATTCTTACATTGTTATCCTTACGCTCCTCAGTTTCGTTACTAACTTTAAATAAGTTGGCTCTTAACTTTATATCGTCAGTACTTTTGGTCAATACACTTGGACTAAATATAATTTTTACCTCAGACCTATCTTCAGCAAATTGGAATCCAGTATCTTCTTTCCTATCCCCATACGACTCGTTGTATTTTTTATTATAAGACTCGTTGTAATAGTCATCGTCTTGAGTGTACACAAAGTCGTAATACCTCGCATTTAATTCCGACATTGGTTTAATCGAAATCTCTTTTGAATAGTCAACCTTATTCGACCAATCAATTGAGTCGGCTATGGGGTCAGATAATAAAAGTAATCCAGTAGCATCTCCAGCTTCACCGTGCAATAGTAACTCGCCAACATCGTTTATCTTTAAGAATCCAGCGCCTTTGCGATAAAATTCTATGTATGGCTCAATCAGCAAATGTGTTGTTTTTTGTGGGTCTTCATAAACGTATAAATTAAACATACGACAAATTGAAGCAAAGAAATCTTTTTGTTGTATCCCTTTCGGCAAACAATTACCGATATTGATTTGGTCTCCTTCCGTTGCTAATCCTACTTGAGCAAAGTCTGACTCAAACTCTAATTTTAAATCAATTGGACATAGCGTTGAATACTCTACTCCCGTATAAAATATAGCTTGTATTGCAATCGTGTCCGTATCGGCTAAGGATACATCAATAACCCAATCGATAGGAATGTTTTGATTTGCAACCCCTTGAGTAAATGTTTCAGTTAAAATTGTATCCCCCGATTTTTTTACATTGATTGTAAAATAGCCTGGACTTGAAAGCGTAAGCCATCCATAAAGTTTAATTTTACCTAACGTTTCCGCTGCATTATTAAACGTATATGTTTTATAGTCTGCCGTGCTAAATAAAACTAGGTTTTGATTTAAATTAAATGTAATGTAATCGGTCATTCCGACATCACTACCACTTTCAACACAAATTGTAGATTCAACAAGTAATAACTTACTTGTCAATTGCTCAAGGTTTGCCTTGTTATTCGGAATAATTAAACTTCTAAAATATGGTGTATCAAAAAATGCAGAAGTATATGTATATCCCGAAAAATCAATTATTTTACTTATTAATTCATGTACGAAAAATGCTGGTCTAAAAGCATTTAAATGCCAATCTTTACCTCCACCAGTATCGGGGTGCTTACATAAGCCGTAATCGATTAAAGGATAAACAATACCCAATCCACTTGCAACACCCGAAGCAGTCCAAGAATCAACTACATTATCAGCAGTCCAATATTCTTCGTAGGTATCATTAAAATGACCTAGCATATCAGGGTCATCTAAAACCTTATTCCCAATTGCGGAGGCAAAACCACCTAACTCACCAAATACGGCGCACTGATATTCAATCACTCCGTTCTGAATGGTTATCTCCAAAAGGCGAAGAACTCCCTTAAAAACTTGAATCTTATTGACAAATATCTGACAATTTGCTTGCTTGGTCGGGTCAAAATTATAGCCAACATTTGTCGCAGAAGGGTCACTAACACCGTAATTATTACCGCTGGTAAAATTATAGATATGACCAAACACTTTATTATTATTTGCGTTGCCAGGTATGTTAATCGTTTTAGAATAGTTCGAGTTCCTCGCTGAAAAGTCTTTAATGTCATCTATTGCGTAGTTTAGTTCAGCTCCTATATCTTCAAATAAATCGAGCCTTTGTTGTTCAATTATTATTTCGGTTATCATTATCTAAATTGGCTATATTGTTTTTGCCCTAAATCAAATTGTAATTGGTAATTAAATATTTTGTCCGAAGTGCTTACCTTCTCTTGCCAATTTGTGTCTTTCATAACGATAGGGTAGTAGTCGCTTGTCCCTCCGTTGATTAAATGTAAATAAACCTCGTTAGAAGCAAGTAATTCAGCGCCTAAAGCATAATCTACTGCCGATATATAATCACTTGTTACAAGGTAACTCCAATCGATTTGAGTGGCTAATGCTTGCACACCTCCGTAATGAACTCCCGAACTATTTTTAAAAGCCATCGAAGTTCCGCTCCTTTGATAATCAGCAGTTTGATAAGTCGTTCTTTTAAAATTCTTTTGTTGGCGATTAAGTAACCTAAAACCAAAAGTGTCATATCCTCCGAATTGATTTTGGAATACTAAATTAATTGGTGTAAATCTTGGCGCACAAACTTGCTTCATTGTCATCGTATCCGAGCCAATCGTTACCTTATAACCATACGTTGCATCGGTAATAAATGAACTACCTAAATAAGCATTTATTGCACTTGGACTTAAATCCAAAAGCAAAGATGAAAGACTTGATATTGTGCCTCCAGTTGAAGCACTTCCGCTATTACTTCCATCTTCATTTATCTTTTGAATCGTTGCCGTTACTGCTGATAAGTTGGCATTGAAATAAGTAATATAAAACTTTTCACCATTTATAACCTCGCCAGCGCTTCTATCTCGTGTCGTTAAAAACTTATTTGCATAAGTAGAAATTGAAACCCTAAAAGGATTTAATGAATAGTTCCATCCTTTAGCATTTACGGAATCCTCATTTAAACTTGGGGGGTTACCTCCAAATTCTTCTCCGAATAAAACGGTATAGTCGACGAATAAGAATGAGCCAGCGAACTGTAAGAGTGTACTTCCTGATGGGTTAAAACCGCTTCCAAGATAGTTTCTGACAATGGGAGCGACATCAAGTACACCATATCCTCCTGAGTCGGGATAGTTCTTAAGAGTGGCAACGGTTGTGCCACCAATTTGTAAATCAAATACATATTTAAAAGAGGATTCTGCTACGTTGGTTGAACTTGCTATATGCCATAAGCTATCGTGAGCCGAAGTATATGAAGCTGGAGCGGTAATGCTTGTAACTGCCATTATTTCTTAAATGTTTGTGTAATCGTTAATGCTATATCTTGTCCTAATGCTTGCGCTAATTTTGTTTGAAATTCTTGTCCAAATGCTTTATCCAAATTGTCATCAAAAAAACCTACTCGACCTATTCCTTTTTTCTTAATATTCTTAGCCGTGTTAATTGCTAATTGTCTTAATTTTATTTTAGGGTCAGCAACATTAGCAATCGTTTTTCTTTTTATTTGTAAAGGACTTAATCCTTTGCGTTGGTCTTCATTTCTAATATAATTCTTATGCCTTAAATACCATTGAAGAATTGCCTCCACCATATTTTTAGAAACGCTTAACGTTCTAAATTTATAAGGCGAATTTGGTTGACCGCTTTTTATTCCTTTTACTCCTTTATTTTGGAAATCGTAATACTCAGATGCTGGATTTGTCTTATCATATCCAATTGTCAAAGAATATTTATTTCCCGTTTTTTGAATGGTGGAAACTGATATATCACTTAAATTACCTCTATCAACTTTTTTCTTTGCATTGATTCTTTGTTGAGCCAAGCCTATGAATTTAGTCGCAGCATCGTACATCACCTTTTCAACCGCATTTAATTTTAGTGCGCCTTGCTTAGTATCGCCTCCAAAATCAAAACTTTCTCCTAATGCTTTTTGTGCTTGCTCAATGCTTGCCATAAATCTTTTTCATTAGCTCCCTATCAAAACTATTTTTCGCCTTGATATAACTTAAATCATTTAATGCTTGAATCGTTGGCAATTCAAACGCATCTGCTAAATTTATTCTCTCGTGTTCGGCAATGATGGTAGCCTGGTAAATCCATCCATAACGTTGCATAAAGCCATTATCGTTACCTCTGCTTCCAATTTGTCCATCCCGTTCTTCGTCAACTCCTCTTTCAAATAATCCTTTAAACTCGTTATCGATTCGCTGAATACTTGACAAAAAAAAACCACACTCCCATAAACCGATTCAAAGCTTGCTGATAATAAATCCTCAGCATATTCCTCATGCTTGCTTGCATCGTACTTGGCTACTTTCCAACCTCGCCAGGTCAACTTCATAGGCATAACCATCGAAGCTGCTATCTTATGCAAATTGTTTATAATATCATCCCCAAAGAATTTAGTTTCTAAATACCTTGAATAAGGGATATTTCGAATATCATAAACGCACCTATATCTTTTTTTACCAATCTTAATAATATCGTTTGGCTTTGGTATGGGTGCTGACTCAGTAATAAATGTAATCTTCTTTAACTGCTCATTTAATTCCTTAATACTTAAAGAATCAATTTGTGCTTCCGTTTGGTAAGTCAAAATCTCTAATGACTTTACTGCAATATCCAACTCGGTTAAACCTTCCCTTTTTACAAGCAAGTTTTGAATTTGTTGCCATTGCCATACCGTGACATCTTTCCAGTTCATATTTATAAATAGCTAATTAAACAAAGTTGTATCTGCCCGTTCCTGACTTAAAATCAAACTTGCGCCATGCTAATGCTAAAGCACAAACGCAGTCATCCGTAAATCCAGTCGGAGCAGAATACTTTACTCCGTGTGATGTATATTGATATTCAAAAACTTCTAATTCATTTTTAATCATTCCTTCGGGATAGTGTACTCGCTCTTGGTGGATTGCCACTTGAAGACCTAACATTAATTCTTGCTTGCTTTGTGATGTAAACTTAAAGCCTTCTATGTCCATGCCTTCCCTTTGTAATTGCTCGACTATCGGATCGCCTACTCCAGTACTATCAATTAACATCGGTGCTTTTTGACAATTGCGTAAAATGTTCTGAGTCGATGCCCAATCTTTCTGAAATCGGTCATAGTAAGCCACATTGCCACTATTATCTAAACCGATAATTACCGTCCAATCTGAGTACTTTGCCAAATCGACTCCGTAACATTTAACAATGTTGGTAGAAATATCCGATGTACACTTACGAATTGCCTCACTTCCGAATGGATTCGCAGCATTCTCGGCTGGGTTAGCCATATACTCTTGCTCGAATACTACGGGAATTGCTGATTCTTTAATTGAATCGACCTCAGAATTTGCAATATAAGGATTGTCGTAAGTCGAATACTTAAAGGATTCCCATTCTCCGTTTGCTTCTAATCCTTTTAAATATAAAGAATAGAAATAATTCTTGCCTCTCGGAGTTGATAGGAATAGCGCCTTGCCTTTGTAATCGGTTAAGGTAGGTCTTATAGCATTATTCCAACCGTTCTCTAAATCGGGAATATATGAAGCCTCATCGATAATCACATAGTGAAATCGCATACCTCGAAGATTGTCTAATCTTTCGCCCGTATAAAATCGAATGACTCCACCCGTAGCCAATTTAAAAGTCAAATCTGATATGTTAGAAGTTGCTACTTCGGGAGGAAGAATTAAAGCAATATCATCAAAAAAGACTTTGGCTAATTTATAAGTCGGAGTTATGTAAGCAACTGACTTTCCTTGTAATGCTTCCACGCAAGTTATGACCTGGCTAATCAAGGACTTGCCAAATCTTCGCCCGCACATAAGCACTCTAAACCTCGCCTTGCTCTGTAATACTTTTTTCTGCGCCTCGTGTGGAGTCGGTAGGATAATCTCCATTGGCAAATTTTATAGTTATTTCAGTATCTTGTTTTATATCAGCCGATTCTTTTGGCTTTCCAAATACCCTACTTAATAAAGTTTCAATCGAATATAAAGAGCCGTTCTTTAAAGACTTATTCATTGCTCCAGCAATTGTCTTTTCTAATATCGAACTTTCAGGATTATCAAATATCTCTTTAAGTTGGTCAATATTCATAGCAAGCATTTTACGAATCGTTATTCCAATCTCGGTCATATTATAACCTGATTCCTTTAACAACGTAACGTATTTCTTTGGTCGACCATTTGGATTGCCTGATTGACCTTTCTTAAAACTTACTAAATTTTGTTCGTTTGCCATATTGTTTTACATAATTTTTATATATTTGTTAATCAATGCGATAATAGTGTAGTGGTAGCACACTTGGCAACCAGTCAAGAAGGGGAGTTCGATTCTACCTTATCGCTCAAAGCCTGTCTTTCCGATAGGCTTATTTTTTGCCCTTTGTACATTCCTGCACCCATTTCATCAATTTTACTAAATGGTAATATTGGAACATTTATTTTGCAATTTTTGTCTATTAAGTAAATATAACGAAATTGAAAGCCAATTAAAGGAACAGCTTCTTTTGGCCAATTAGCTTTACCACCTGTTTTTAAAATATGTTTACCTTTTGTTACTGTCATTCTACTTAAAATTGTACCATCAGGCATAATTCTTGTTGGCGAGGTAGAATTTATTTTTGTTAAAACAAAACCAGATGCCCTGTAAATTGTACCATCTCCACATTGAGTTCCATCGCTAAAACTTAAAATCCATTTTATTTGTGGTGCATTTTTTTTTATTAATTTAATAGTAATTGCTATGCATCGACTTTCGCTATACTTTGGCAAATATTCATCAAAAGCCATTCTATTTAGTTCTAACATTTGATTCCAACCTGTTTCTGTAACTAATCCTATTACAGATTTTTTAACCATTGGACTTCCATAACTTAAAACACCATGCAACTTATCATCAAGAAATGCTCCAAAATGTAGAATTGAATTTGGCACAACCTTACCGCTATAATGATTTTTTTTTATAAATTCATTTGCGATTTTGCTTGGAATTACTTTAACAATTATTTCTTTTGCTCTGCCCATTGCATTATTATTAAATATAAAGCATTTCCATTTGAATTTTCATTGCCCATTGTTTCAGCATATTTATATTCATCTGTCATTTTAATATCCTGAATTGCATTTTGAATTTGAATTGCTTGCTCATTTGCCAAAGTAAATGTCATTTGTTGAAAAGGTGATTTATCTCCATTTGGCAAATCAAAATTAGTTCCTAATTCTGATGCATTAATATCATAGCTTGGAATATCTAAACCCCACTCAACCAAGTCCTCAGCATCCCATTCGTTAGCAAGCATATCCCAATCCCATTCTCCATATCCAACATTGTCTTTAATTATAAATGCCTTTTGTTGTTCTTCATTTAAATCACTTGCCTTTATTATTGGCACTTCTTTTAGTCCAGCTTCCTTGCAAGCCTTTAGCCTCATATTTCCCCCAAGTACTATCATATCATCGTTAACGACAATAGGTCTTAAAGATAGCATCTGAGGAAATTCCTTAATCGATGCAACTAATTTTTTAAATTTGTCATCCTTGATAATTCTTGGATTGTTTGGATTCGACTTTATGTCGGTCAGTTTGGTTGTTGTGATATTCATTTTTTAAATAATAAGGACCACTCGGTCGGTAAAGTTAATTTCTTTTCTAAATTAAATCCGAATTGAGCAAAGAACTCAATCCATTTTTCTTCGGATTTAATATTGATATGACCCCAAGCCTCATCTTGCTCAGGAGTTGTAAAATATGGAGTTGAAGAAAATAGGAAATATTCACAATTAATATTATGCATATAATCCTTGATTTGCTCATCGGTTAAATGCTCCATTACTTCAATGCTTACAACCATTTGACAATTGTCGGGATAGTCAGTAATATCGTTTAATTTAACTCCTCTTTGATAGGCAAATCTTTGATGATATTTATTTGGCTCAATGCCATAGTAATTAATACCTTTCTTTTGCAAGCATTCTCCAAGCGTTCCCATGCCAGCACCTATCTCAATTACATCTTTAGCATATTCAATTATTATGTTTGCCGTTGCATCCATCAAATTATAATAATCAGGATTCTCAGGAGTTATTCCAGCTTGTACTTCAATATCAAAAAACTCCTTATCTGTTACCATTAAAATTTAATTGCTTTGGTATCGGTATTAATTTTAATCAACTTTAATTCTAAATCATTATTATCGTAATGAGTTCCAATTTCTAATCGTTTAATTGTCATCCATTTATATTGACCATTGGTAAAAAATACTTTTGAACGTAATATTCCTAACTTCTCAGCCATACGATAAACCTCAGAAGAATTGTATTCGTTTCTTCGAGTTATAATATAAACTTGTTTCCCTTGCAAGATATTCCTTTTCGCAATCTCTTGACCTCTTGCCGTAGACAATGTGTCATCGAAATCAAAAGAAACCTTGTTAATATCTGCACGGTATTCTCCGCTTGCCAATATAGCCTTCCATACTTCATTTGCTTTTTCTTCCGTTTCATAAATACAAGCGCTTTCTCCTATGCGCCATTTTCCGTTTGAACATTTTATTACTGGCATTATTCTATGAGTTTAGAATAAATAGCAAATCTATCCTCATTAATTTTAAATATGTCATAATGCTCACGAACATATTCAGCGTTTGACTCGCCAAAATCCGTTCTCATTTGTGAACTAAATGCCATTCGTTTAATATCACGTTCCCAATTATCAACCCAACACACCGTTGGTATGTCATCGTATGGCGCTCTTTTAATTGCCATCAATGGAATCCGTTTTGCTCCAGCTTCTAATGCCTTTAAGTTTGACTTCATACGATTAAATTTATTATCAAGTAAAGGCGCAAGTAATATATCAGCCTCTTGATAAAAATTCATGTACAAATCTACGGGCATCGATTCAAGAATCTTATAGTTGAGTTTCTCGCCAGCAGTAAACCAATCGCCCATCTGCTTCCAATGAAATTCGTTTGCTTTATTCCAACCACAAAGAAGCATTCGTGTTGATTCTCTAAATGATTTAGACTTAGATAATTCAAATATTGGATTCTTCAATTGTCGCATATCAGGAAAATGAGTGATGCTTCCCGTGTGCGCAATGTTAACAAATTCGTTTACATTTCTTGTCGCAGTAAATTGGTCACGGTCAAATGGTAAAGCATTCGGCAAAACATAGCAATTAGGATTTATCTTTACTATTTCTATTCTTAATCGGTTATGAGTTGTCGTTACAACATCAGCCACTTTGATATAATGCTTAATGATATTTGGGATATTTAAATCTCGGTAAGTCTTTGCTGATAAATGCTGACTAAATAACTCCCAGTAATCATCGATATCAACAACCAATTTAAAGCCAATCTTAGCCTTCCATTTTAATAAATCGGGCAATGGTATCAATTCACAAAAACGATTGACTACGACAACGTTTATTGACTTCTCAATAAGCATCTCTTCGGTCATCGTATCCGTAATAATGCAGTATTCCTTTTTCATTACCGATAATGGTAACGCAAGGCGATGGTAAGTAACTCCTGAATGCCTAGTTCCGACGGCGCAGATTCTTAGTTTTGACATCGTTTGGTTTTGGTTGGTTGAGTTTGGCAATGTACTTAATTCCTTCGTAATGTGCTGATAATCTTTTTAGCATATCAAATACGCAAGAGCCACACCACGAATTGAAGTTAAAATCCTTGTTGACATATTTACGATATAAATTCGCATACTCCTCAAGTATTTCTCGGTCAATGTTTTTGGTAAACCCTAAAGCAACTGCTTCAAAGTTTATAATATTGGCTTCTATAAATGCTATCTCTTGTTCGGTCATAGTTTGTTTATTAATCTAAAAATGACTGCTCCTAATATACCCGAACTAAATACGATTGCAATCCATTCTTGAAACTGCATAGGAATAACAATCAAAACGATGGCGCTCCAGGTACTTAGACAAGGAGTGCAACTAAACGGCTTAAAGTTTAGCCCGAATGACTGATAAAGATTTGTCATCGTAAAAAAGACTGCAAAAGAAACGGCTGCTATTATTGTTATCATTTGTTTGTTTGGTAAATTTCATCTTGAACAACACTCCAGTAAGCACGGTCATCTGCCTTTAGTTTCTGCTCAAGAATTAATGAACAAAAGTACAAAGCTAATTCAAAAGCAAATGCTTTATTGCCACAAAAATAAAGGGCATTGATTAACAAACTTTTGGCTTTCTCATCAGGCTTCATCCCTTATCTTCTTTTTAATATTTGAAATCGTTTTGACAATCGACATATACGGTATTCCAGTCTTTCTCGAAATCTCTGTTTGATTAAAATTTAATTCAACATAAGTATCGAGTAGCATATCCTCATACCAAGATAAAGACTTTCGTGCTACCTCCACTCGATTAAATAGCTTTTCTTTGTAATCCTTTGATTCATCCTCAATCTGCACTAATTCGTGAATCTCATCAATACTTTCAAACTTGGCTCTGAAATGTCTAAAGAATGGTTGATTCATTCCAGTACTATAAATCATATTTAGCATACATCTGACCAACCAATATTTCAATCCACTCGTTCCGTTGTTATTGTAAATTGACCAAAATTTGTCTTCTGAAATCGAGCAAAGATTTAAAAACATTTCTTGCTTTAATTCTTCTCGCAAATTTGCTGGTTGCATTTTCATCAAGGCTTGTTTAATCTCCTTTGAATTGTATAACTCCTCAATGATTTGCGACCTGGTCATTCCTTTGATTTTCTGATTATTTCAAAAATAAAATAAACGATAAAAGCCACCTCGATAATTCCTACCGCAATGGCTTCCCAAATTAACCTTTCCACTTTTCAAGTTCCCGATTCAAATACCAAACTGCTTTGTCCAAATCTTTCTTTTTAAATCCTTTCTTGTCAGCTCGCAGTATGTACTTAATTGAGTTCCCAAGATTAAAGTTTAAGTCAAACGAATCAATTATATCAATGACCTCAATTCCATTCCCCTGATAATGCTCAGGATGGTTGACCTCTTCTTTGATAACTCCTTGATAATTAATCTTTTCCATTTGCAAAGTTTACATTAAAGATTGTGCAATTCCAAATAATCCTTGATTTTTTTTGTTTGTCGATATGCTGGGTACGATGCACCGCTTTCCATTTTGATTCTATTCATGTTAATTTCAAGGCTATAATTTAAATCCTGATAGGTTGCGCAGTCGATAACTACTTGAATCGTAGGTCGTTGTATTCTCATTGTAATCCATTTGACTGCACTAAGATGGTTATCCTTCAAATTTCATCCAATCTAAATCTTCGAATTAAACTTTCGCAATCCTCAATTGACCTTACAATCGCATAATAATACCCGTGATTAATGGCTATCGATTCAAATGCTTTTTGATTTGGTTGCTGAGTTCCCTTGTCAATCTTAACTTCAACAAATAATCCTTTCCATTTCTTATTTGAAACCATCCAAAACATATCAGCCACTCCAGCCTTTGCTCCTTCCATCTTTAATTTGATTGCAACCAGTCTATGCCTTGCGCCTCCATTGGGTATCGCATAATAGTAAAAGTCTTGTGTCCACTCTAACCACTTGCAAATTGCAACCTGGAGTTTATGTTCGTGTTCGTTTCTCATTTTACAATTTATATGCTTTTTGTCAATTATCTTTAACGTTATATTTTAATCTTCCGTGACTTGTGTATAACCGTAAATCTATTGTATCAGTGTAGATATCCTCAGATTCGGAAATTCCGAATACCCACTTCGGCTCATTATTTTTTTGTATTGTCTGATTATTTTTAATCGCATAATAATAAGCATAGCAAATTAATACCAGTGCAGTTCCGTAAATTAGTTTTCTTTTCATTTTATATAGTTTAAAATATGTACAATTACATCTACCGTCCAACCATTCCCAAGCATTTTATATCGTTGTGAATCTGAAACGTGAGCTGTATAATTTTCATTAACTGTTTGAAGTCTTTCACATTCAATTGGAGTAAGTCTTCTTACAGTTGATTTATCAATTTTTGCTAATGCACAACCACTAATATCACTACTACTTCCTCCTCCTTTAGTTGCTAAAGTACCTGACTTGCCATTTTCTCTCCATCTGAATCCTTCATCATATCTAAAATCTCCACCATAAATTTTTATCATATTATCAGTTGGACATACGGCTGGATTTGTTCTTAAACAATTTGCTTTATCATCTTCATTTTTTGGAGAAAATCCAAATCCACTTCCCTTTTCCAAATGGCGTTCTTTATGTATTTCAAATGTAGATATCATTTTATTACTAATGAAATATTTATCACCAACATCTAATTCTAAAACATCTTTTAATAATATACCTTTATCCTTTGGTTGTTTAATTATAGATTCTAAATCTCCAAATAATCCTTGTGGTTCTAAACCTATATTAGTCCAGTACAAACGTTGTCTATTTTGAGCAGATACTAAAGCTGAATTAATCATTATTGGTTTAACCCCTATTGCCTTACTTAAAACTTTTTCCCATTTCTCTCCCATCATTACATTTTCAAGCAAGAAATATTTTGGTTTTACTTCATTTAACAATCTCATATATTCCCAAAATAAATAAGATTGACCTTCAAACTCAAATCCTTCAGCCTTTAATTCAAGATAATGGTATAATGTCAAAATCTCTTGCTCATCTTTTGTACTCATTCCTTTACGTTTACCAGCAAAACTAAATGATTGGCAAGGACTACCTCCAATAAGAATATCAATTTTAGGTAAAGAATATCCATCTACATTTACAACACTTCCAAGCTGATTAGTATTAGGGTAGTTTGCCATTGTAACCTGGATAGCATATTTATCAATTTCAGAGGCAAAGTATTTATCTACTTTAATCCCAGCTCGTTCTAAAGCTTGTTGTCCGCATGACATTCCATCAAATAGGCTTAATACATTCATAAATTATTAGGTTTAATAGTTCCATCATTATCGATATGACAATCAAATGTAACTAAAGAATTTATAAATTTAATATAACCTTGAGTTTTACAATGCATTTTCCTTTCTTCAATATCCTGAATACTAGCATATTTATTCCAAAGTTCGATTCGTTCTTCTTTGGATATTGTCGGAATTTTAAATTGCTCCAGGTAATCAAATAGGATTGACAAGCCTCCAGCAATGAACGTAAATTTCTTGTCGTTCTTTTCGCAGTATCTAATCTGATTCGCATACTCATTAGCCGTATCAATTGCTTGCTTCATTAATTCTTGGTCACTTGGTTTTTCATTCAATGGCTCTATTGGTTTAGGTAAATTTTTAATCTCTTGTCTTGCATACTCTTGATAAGCACTCATAATCCTACCAAAATATTCACAAGAGAAATTCTCATAGCATTTAGAATCAATATTTAACTTGCCAGCGACTGCCATTTCAAAAGCAAGTTTTATTTCTTCGCAAGTATTATTTCCAAAATTAGACTTAACGAAATTTGTTAATACAAACTTTTCTTCTTCGGTTGGTAGATTGCTTCCTCGTAAGCCAACCAAAAGCATCGAGTAACGTAATGCTTGCTTTATATCTTCTTCGTTCCTTACACGCAAAGTAATAGTACTTTGTGCTTTTTGTATTGCTATTGCATTACCACTTCCGTAAGGCTTCCATTCTTGCGGCACTTGTTCCGAGTTTCTCAGTTGTATTTCCATTATTGCTAAATTTATTTTTGTTTTGCATCCAAGTTTTTACTCTGCGACTAATTTCAAAAAACTTTTGGCATTCCCATCGTTCTTTACCTTGAATATTTTTTTCAGTCCAATAATAAAAAAAGTTTGAGTATTCATCTTTTAATTCGTGAAGGTGTGGAGAAACCATTTCAGAAAAACTTGCTTTTACTACTCTTTCTTTATTATTAGTATATATATTATCTTCTTTTTTACTATAATCATTATTACTAATATTTGATTGTTTTCCTATATTAGGATTTTCCTCATTAGGTTTTCCTGTTATTAGGTTTTCCTCAATAGGAATTTCATATAGAAGGTAATCAACAACCCAAAAACCTTTATTATTTTGGTATCTATTTCTTGCTAAATATCCAAAATTTTCTAATTCTTTTAAAGCAGAAATTACACTTGGCAAACCTTCCTTTACTTGTTTAGAAATACGTTCAGCAGAGAACTCCCAGTTGTCAGGCTTTGATTGAATATAAGCATACATCCCTTTTGCCTTAAAAGAAATATGAATGCTATTCAGTAAATCATTAGGTATTGTTCCATACCTATTTTTAATAATTAATTTTCCCATTTTTTTAAATTAAAAAAGCCACCAAATAAATCCATCGGTTCTCACTTCGATTTCATTAAATGATGGCATTTTAAGACCTTTGATACTATAATGTGAGAACGTATCCGCTTACAAATATAAAAAAACTAAACCGATTTACAAAGTCTTTTAAGAAAATATCCAGCATAAATTGGATGGTCGTTTTCAAATAACCTGGCATAGTCAGAAGTATAATTATTGTTCACCTTGTAGCCATCATTACCTTCGACCATTG